TATTGGCCAATGGTTATACTCATCTAGACTGGATTGAAAATCAACCCGACAAAGAAATCATAGAGTCAGTATTTGTCAACTTATCGGTATCAATGTTGGCCGCTAAACATTTCGTGCAAAATACGATCAATAATCCGTGGCCGAAATATATTGTATTTATTGGGTCTATGGCGTATAGATCAGTGCTTAATGGTTCGGCGCCATATTGCGCAGCTAAGGCTGGATTGGCTCATTTCGCTAGATGTATCGCTTACGAATTGGCACCCAAGAACTATAATGTATTCTGTATACATCCAAGTAATACTGAAGGAACTCCAATGACGGAAAAAACTATAGTTGATCTACAACGATACCGTAACTTAACCAGAGATGAAGCAGAACAATATTGGGGACACGGATTACCTAGACTTAACTGGCTACAATCAACTGATATTGCCGAACTAGTGGCTTTCCTAGTTAGCGGCAAAGCTGATTACTTGAGTGGAGGGAACATAGATCTTACTGGTGGACAAAGATAATGAACGCAATAGACAATATAGAACAAATGTTGTCCACATATCGTGAACGCAATGCGATATATGGCGACAACTATAAGGTAGCAGGCGTAATATTTAAGCAACTATTCAAAGATGGATTAGAAATCAAAACAATTGAGGATTACAACAGATTTGCTATTCTTATGCAAATCATTAACAAAATCATTAGATATAGTTTTAATTGGCAAACTGGTCATTGTGATAGTCTACATGATCTAGCAGTATATTCCGCAATACTAATGGAACTGGACCAGGAGTATATCAATGACGTTAAATGAACCTAATGATCTATCAAGTTTGTTCTATACTGCTATGCTTAGAACCATACCAGAGTATTCTCCTGGCCGCCAGGAGTTGCTCAAATTGAACATAGGACCAGGCTTTAAGCGTATCCAAAATACTATTGAGCTTGACTTGCCTGATTGGAATGCTAATACTGATGATATACCTTACGACGATGAAAGTGTAGGTGTGATATATTGTTTCGGTATGCTTGATCATATTAGCAACGTCCCTAATTTTATTGGTGAGTGTCAGCGCGTATTAGCGCCAGGAGGAACACTTAACATAAGTGTGGCTTTCTACAAGTCTAGTCTAGCCTGGGAGGATATATACCATAAGTCATGGTTTACGGAAACCACTTGGAAGAAATTGTTCGAAAAACAATATTGGTTGGCGGATAGTTTTGAATGGAAACTCAATATTGGTATCAACTTGATCATAGGTGTGGTGGAACGGAACTTGATCGTATTAACACAAATGATAAAAGGTGGTGACTGATGACTATCATTTTTCTCGATACAGAAACGACATCGCTCCTGGCGCCAGAAGCTGCTGAACTACAACATCAGCCATACATTGTAGAAATATACTGTATCAAAACGAATAAAGATTTGGAGACAATATCAATATTCCATACGTTGATAAAACCACCAATAAAAATACCCGATGAGGTAATTAAAATACATGGTATCAATGATGATAAAGTATCGGCTGAGAAACCATTTGCTGGTCAGTATAAGCAATTGGCCCGGTTCTTCACCGGCAGTGTATATATGATCGGACATAATCTTCAATTCGACAAAAGACTAATGATATATGAACTACAACGCATCAATAAACAGTTTCATTTCCCTTGGCCAATAAACAACGTGTGTACAGTTGAGGAAATACAAAAGCTGAAAGGACATCGCATGTCACTTGGAGATTTACACGAAGAATTATTTGGTATGCGGTTTGATGCTGCTCATTCGGCAGAAGCTGATACTCAGGCGTTATTGCGTGTCTATAAAGAAATGATACGTAAGGATTGGATGAAAGGACCAGCGCTATGATGGTTAATACAGATATACAAGAACGACATACTATAGTATGGATTCAATCTGATACGCAAGGCATATTGGTATCGTGGGAATGGAATGAAGCTACAATTAGTTGGCATGTTAGTATAGAAAAAACACCAGTTCATACAATGACGCCAGGAGAATATGAAGTATTATGGAGAGGGGAAGTAGCGCCATGACACATCATTTATTGAAAGGAAATGAAACGCTAGAAGAATGGTGGAAAAAGAATGGGCTCAATCATGATAAGGCTAGAGAACAACGTAGAGAAGTCTATATAAAACAACTAAAAGAAACCGCAGCAATAATGGATAGGTATAAGAATGAAAACCCAACTACAGATCAGAACTGAATATTCATTTCGTTGGGCTTATGGTCATGTTGGTAGAGTAACGTCCAGACTTAAAGAAATGGGTTGTCAAGCTGCGGCCATTACTGATCGTAACTCTACCTTTGGACATATACCGTGGGATAAACACTGCAAGACAGTGGGAATCAAGCCGTTATTTGGTTGCGAATTTGCATTTATTGAGGATGCTACAGTTAAAGAAAAGCGCCAGAAGTTGTTCTATTTGCCTATAGTGGCTAGAACCAATGCTGGATTGAGAGAAATATACGCAGCAATGGAAGAAGCCACTAGTCAGTTTCATTATGTGCCTCGCTTATCTTTTAACAAAGTAAATGATTTTTCTCAAGATGTAATAATATTGTCGGGGAACACAGGTCTAGGTCAAGGCTTTTGCGGAAAATTACCCGGCTACGTATCGGCTAGTCCGTCCACGCTCTACTCTTTATTATCAAATAATAATCTAGTGCCGGTATCTGACAACTATATGATTACTGTTAACGACAGATCAGCCTATGAAATATTGGCTGGTAAGAATAAAAATGATCGCCCATCACCAATGCATATCTTAGATGAATGGGAAATCAAAAACGAAATTGAACTAGAAGATGAATCGTTTCTCCTGGCGGATAGACTCGCTGAAGAATGTAATGCTACAATACAAATCGCCGACAACATCCGATATAGAACCAATCAGTCATTGTTGGAGTTGTGTATAGCTGGCGCCCAGGAGCGTGGACTGGAACTAAACCAAGTATATATTGATCGAATGAACTATGAACTAGAGCTGATCGAACATAAAGATTTCACGGACTACTTCTATGTAATACATGATATGGTTAGATATGCGAAAAGGAATATGATCGTTGGACCTGCTCGCGGTAGCTCTAGCGGTAGTCTTGTCTGTTATTTGTTGGGTATTACTGACATTGACCCTATACCTCATGATCTCATATTTGAGCGTTTTATTGATCTAACTAGATCTGATTTGCCTGATATAGATATTGACTTCCAAGACAATAAGCGCGAAATGGTATTTGAGTATATACAAAACAAATACGGGCAGGAGAATGTAGCTAGACTTGGAACTGTATTGAGGTATAAGCCCAAGTCAGCTATATCGGATGCTGCTAAAGCATTACAAATACCAGATTGGGAAACCAAATCCGTTAAAGATTCAATATTAAAACGATCCGGCGGTGATTCTCGTGCGACCTATTGTATAATGGATACGTTCTCAGAACTAGAGGTGGGACAAGCATTCCTCAAGAAATATCCTGCGATGAAGATTGCCGGTGATCTAGAGGGACACGCTCATTATACTGGTAAACATGCGGCCGCAGTCGTCATTACTGATAAGCCGCTAATCAATTACGTTTCTAAAGATATCAGAACCAATACCGTTCATCTAGACAAATTTGATATTGAGCATATCAATCTACTTAAGATAGATGCTCTCGGCCTCAAAACGTTATCCATTGTATCCGATTGTCTAGCGGCAATAGGTTGGACATATAATGATCTGCTTAAACATCCATTGGATGATGATGTAGCATTTCAAGTATTGCGGCGATTTGAATTCTGTGGTATATTTCAATATGAGGGACAGGCTTTACAGACATTGGCCAGAAGAGTTCATATTGATCGTTTCGATGATGTATCAGTATTAACAGCATTGGCCAGACCAGGAACATTTGCTTCTGGCGCGAGTAACGATTGGGTTCAACGACGAATGGGCCGCCAGGAGGTATCTCATATTCATCCAGTAACGGAAGCCATTACTGGTAGCACATATGGACTCATTGTCTACCAAGAACAAGTAATGAAAATAGTTAGAGAAGTCGGTCATCTATCTTGGGAAGATACGTCGCTCATCCGTAAGGCTATGAGTAAGTCACTCGGTGTAGAATACTTTGATCGTTATTGGATTAAATTTAGGGCTGGTGCTCTAGAACATGGTTTCGAAGAAGAAACTGCGAAGAAGATTTGGGATGCTATCAATACTATGGGGTCTTGGTGCTTTAATAAATCTCACGCTGTCGCTTATGGTATGCTTAGCTATTATTGTTGTATCCTTAAAGGACATTATCCGATTGAATTTGCTCTGGCATGCATACGCAATACCGGTGATGTTAACTCTATTAAACGGTATCTCAGAGAACTAGATCGCGCTGGATTTGCGGTTAAAAGTCACGATCCGATGCTTAGTGAGATAGGATGGTCCTATAAAGATAATCAATTCTTGGGCGGATTGACTAATATCAAAGGCATAGGGGCCAAGAAAGCCGCAAGAATACTCCTGGCGCCTCCCGGTAATAGACCATTCATGTTGCCTAATCCGATCGTTACTCCATACGACAATTTGTTTGAAGGCAGAACTAGGTTCGCTGATATAATGGCCAATCCTCGCAAATACAATATCATTCATCATAAAAGATCAGACTTAATCGACATCAGCGATGATTATGAGGGGCCAGTAGTATTCATTGCGAAGATGGTTCATCGAAACGAACGATCATTGAACGAAACTATGTTTTTAGTCCAACGCGATAATATCAAGGTGCCCAACGACAAATGGCTCAACGTCATATTGGAAGATGATACGGCAACGGTATATGCTACCGTTAGTCGGTTCAAGTATCCATCTATGGGAGTCACGTTGCTCAATAAACATAACTTGGGTGATTGGTTCATTGTGGGAGGCATGGTGCGCAATGGTCGCAGAGTATATATAGAGCGGTTTAAGTTTATCGGGGCGGCTAGCTAGATCCTATAGATTTACATAGGTTGCGCAATACTTGGCATAGTATTACTACCCGTTAAATAGGCTCTAGACGATAGCTCGGACGTAGGCTATTCTTTAACGGGTAGAGCGGGAGAAATAGAATGATTATTATTTGCGCTCAATGTAATAAATCGCATGTTACCAGTAGAACAAATGCTAAATTTTGCTCTGAAAACTGTAGAGTTTTATACCACTATCATCATTCTACCAAAATAAAGAATATCAAAAATACTAAACAGATCCAAAATTTTAGTTATGTAAATACTGCTGGACAAGCCATTCGCAAGCCTATGAGCGATCATGTTTATCATCCTCAAAATATTCTAAAGATGGATGATAGAACCAATTATTATAGAGGCAATGGCATATTTGGATATGATGATCATGAGGCTATCGGCATCGAAGATGAAAGCAGCATAGAATGAAATATGGAGATGAATGGAATAATGAGAACACTACAACCGCCCTAGAAACCGCTTTATCGAAAACGATAACGGAAACGAGAAAACAATGAAGTATGTGATACTTAACGGCAAATCAATTATTAAACCTGCATATATTGAGCCTGTGATCAAATATATTGTGGAAAATGAATTAAATCAATTTGGAATGCCAATTGATAACAATACAAAAACTTGGTTTGAAATTCCAATCATTAAACCACCAAGTGTTAAGCCGAAATTAAAACGCAAACGTTATTTGAAAGCCAATAAAGAAATACGACAAAATTTTGATATAATTAAACGATATCGGCGCTGCTATATTTGTAACAAAAGATTCAAAGTGCCGAATTTATCCGATAAAAAATACCACTATTGTTCAACATGTAAAGGATAAGCAATAAATGCAACCTGAACTATACTTCCATCAAAAAGAAGCACTAAATGTTGCATACGATAAAACTGCATTTGCTTGGTTCATGGAGATGGGGACCGGCAAATCAGCTATCATTATCCATGAAATCAGTCATCTGATTGAACGAGAAGAAATCAATTGTGCGATTATATTGGCTCCCAATAACGTTCACGTAAATTGGAAGTCAGAGTTTTTCATTCATTGTCCTAATATTGAGAAGATAGGAATACAGATTTGGCGATCAGGTCAAGACAAAGAAAAACGTGAAGCGGAAACCAAAGCCATTTTGAACTCTGGAAAAACACTGGTGTTCTTGATGAACATCGAAGCTATATCCACAACTACTGGCCGGGAGTATCTCAAACGAATACTTAGCGCCAGAAGAAAGGCTTATTTGGCTATAGATGAAAGCCATAAGATCAAAAATCCTACCGCCATCAGAACAAAATCAGCCATAGAGTTGAGCAAATTTGCCAAGATCAGACGTATCGCTACCGGAACAGAGGCAGAAGAAGGTATTGAAAATTTGTTCTCTCAATTTAAGTTTCTTGATCCGAACATTATCGGCACTAGATCATATACCGCATTTAAGGCTATGTTTTGTGTAATGGGTGGATTTGAGAATAGAGAGATCAAAGGATACCGAAACGAAACTATATTGGCCAAAAATATTGCACCTCATATTTATTCTAAGCGCAAGAAGGATTGTTTAGACTTGCCTGATAAAGTATATGTGAGACATGAAATATCGCCGACTATGGAGCAATTTAAATTATATCGGCAACTAGAAGAAGAATTGATAATTGAGTTGAAGAATGGAACCATCGTAGATGCAACAATGGCTGTGACTAGAATAATACGACTACAACAAATACTTTGTGGTCACTTGAATAGTTCTGAAAGAATTCAATCAGACGGTAAAACGCAATATTTATTGTCTAGACAACACGTCGAAACAATACCATCCAATAGAGCATCATACGTGGCTGAAATAGTCGATGAGGCCAGTAGCAAGGTGATTGTATTTTGTCGTTTCATTAAAGATGTAGAATTGGTGGTATTAGCTTTAGCCAATGCTGGTATTGGTTCTATTGGTATATCATCATTAGTTGATGGTAACAATCGTATGGCGGAAATAGATCGTTGGAGAAAAGAACCTCATTTGAAGGCTCTAGTAATGACCACTGCTACTGGCGGAATAGGACTAACGCTCAATGAAGCAACAACAACTATCTTTTACAGCAATAGTTGGTCGGCTACCGATAGAATTCAGGCAGAAGATCGCAACCATCGTATTGGTCAAAACGATAAAGTAACATATCATGATATGGTAGTGCCTAATACTGTAGATGATAAATTGTTGAGAGCACTGTTGAATAAGCAGAAAGATTCAATAGCGTTTCGTAATTTGACTGACGTCGTAAGATTTTTAGAGGAATAGCGGTATCGTTACTCGACGCGACCTAGGTATTTCTCTATAAGGATAGTTGCGCTTCCTCGCGCGTCCGACGCCTAGATCGCTTCTACTTCCGCAGCAGAGAGCTATTTACTTATGTAAATAGATGATCCTGCTCGGTATCGTAGAGGCGATCAACGAACTAAATGTATGCTGCGGAGCATAAGTTCGGGCCGGGTATGATTGGCGCGCGAGGAACAAACTACTCATATTCGATGGACGCGCGGGAAGCGCACTAACATTTAGTTGTTGGTGCGCTTTTCATTTGTATTACTTGACATCAGATGCGTTTCTCAATACCAATTGCTCTATTATCGGCTCTTTCACTGGCGCGAATTAATTCATCAAGTTTTAATTGAATTGCATTGGTGTCGCGATTTTGCGTGTGCTGTAATAAGAACACCATTAGAAACGTGATGATTGTTGTAGCGGTATTGATCACCAGTTGCCAAGTATCTGACCAATTAAATATTGGTCCGGATATTATCCATACAATAATAAGTATCAAGGCAATGCAAAAGGCAATGCCAGTCCCGGCCGCCGCAGAACCCCATTCGGCAATTTTAGAAAACAATTAAATTTTCTTTATCGGTAAAGGTTTGGTTTTTACCGGCATTCTAATGTAATTGATAACTATTGAACGTATTTTAGTGCAGGCACCACATGCCATTACTTTATCCTTTCCTGTTGCAATAAACACTTGCGCACGATTTCAGTGAGCAAAGCATTGCGTTGTTCAGCATTATTATTGATGAACCATACTACAAATCCAAGAAATATAATATTGATAATTACCAGTAATAAAAATGCTGGTGGTAATACGGAAATAAGTTTGTCGCTTATCCTGCCAATTAACCCATGTCTACCATTGCCATTCGTTTCGGACATTTACCAAATGCGTCCGCCAAATATAAGCAACAATATCACTATCAATACAACAATACCTATACCACCACCATAATAAGGCCCATATGGCGAGCTGTTATAATAACCTGAATGCCATCCCCATCCACCCATCAATATAAATATCACAAGTATAATTAGCAGTAACGTGACAATACTCATTCTTTTTGTTCCTCTGTTTTTGCTCCTGGCGGAGGCACTCTGCCCATTTCTATATTGGCCTGTTCAATCAGAGCATTAGCATTGGCCACAACTTCTTCAGGAATAGCGTGTAAATTAACTACAGGCGGGACTGTAGCGAGTGGGTCGGCAGGTAAGACATTGATTTCATCAGACACAGTGCTTCTCCTATTAGAGTATTTGTCCACCAGTTCCAACTGTTCCTGCTACGCTGCCTGGTAGCGTAGCCCCTCCATTGCTTGTGGTAATAATGCCATTAAGAAATGCATTGTATTTTGCTCCAGTGACAGTTCCAGATGTAGGCCAGGTCGTTGCATTCACTTGCCCTACCGCTCCTGCTTGTATTATTGCTGAAGAATAATTTGGAGAACCAGTGAATGTAGTTGTTACGCTGACTAATGTAATACTAGCTCCAGATGCTGAAGAAATCATATTTGGTGCTGAACCATAAACACTCAATGTAGTTAGTGTGGTATTGAACGGATATATTACGGCACCATTATCTGCCACCATTTGTCCATGTGAACATGGACCAAGTGCAACAGCATCGTAATAAATTACAGCACTTCTACTGGCATATAAGCCATAACCAAGAGTCTTGTAATCTTGTCCAGTGCTAATGCCTGTGCCTTCTACTGAAAGCCCTTGAGCAACAACTACTAAACTTTGAGTTGCTTGGATTGCAGGGCCATCAGTATTCTTTACGATATAGTTTCTGGGGTTAAGTTTATCACCAGTAATCATCCACATTCCGTTAATGGGAATTGAGAAAATAACCTGCGCATAAGTCCCCGCAGTTTTCAATTGAAGATTGACAGTAAAGCCTGCCGGATCAATATGCGATGTTATCCAATTGACTGCGAATTGTAATGTTCGCCAAGGCAAACCAACCGCACCAGTTCCAGTAGTATCATTACCAGCAATATCAATATAGTAATTAGTGTTAGCAGTAAGCACAGTTTTGAACTTACCGCTAATCGCATCGCGCAACGTATTGGGATTAGTATCTATTGGGGTTTGTCCACCCCAAGCCAATACGCTGGCGATCTGACCATACAGGTAGTTATCTTTTTGATCATTCCACTGCTGAACAGAATTGAATTGTTCAATAGTAGGTGGCGCTTGACCAATATAAGACCAACCAGCGGCAGCTTGAGTATCACTAGGGTCTTGTAGAGTGCCGCTTGAAGCCCACCATTTCGTAAAACGATTAAACCAATTAGCTGGCATTCAACTATTCCTTACACAGATACCGGGCCAGGAGCAATTGCCCATTTACGTCTAGGATATTTGCTATTAGCTACAACATTCTTTTGCATTTGCTCAAGTATCCAAGCGTAACTGTCATCTGCTCCTGGCGCGCCAGCAGCACTCAACAATGCTAATGCTCCCATAATATAGCTGGGATAAGTCAAATCTAGTGTAGTTGGAAATGCATTGGCATCAGTATATTTAACTTTAGTAGATTGAAATTGTTCATTGAGTTGCCATGCTTCCAACCAATCATCAGCATAAGGCCCAGATGATGTTCCTCTTATCACCATAGTATACAATGTTGGCACTGCACGAACCCATCCTGATATTCCATTTGTTCTTGCCATTATATCTTTGGCTTTCCAATTCATGATTGGGCGCCAATCTTCATGGCCAGCACAAACAATCCAACCTAATACTGCCGAAAGAAAATCTTCCATCCAAATTGATACGTAGCCATTAGCAGGAATAGGTGGCGATGCCGGTGCACCATTGCCATCACTAACTATGTTGAAGTTACTAGCTGGTGGAGTAGTGCTACCAACCCATCGCGTCATAAACCATTCACGTTCTTGATCTAACAACGTTTTGAAGTATTCACTCGGCATAAGCCAGGACGGCACTTCTACTGGTGTCATCGTAGCATTTTGTGCTAATGCGCGTAATGCCCATGCTACTGCTCTTACTGCATGGCCAAGGTTCCAGTTTTGTCTAGCGTTAGGCGGCACACAAATAGTGTTATATGTCGTATAGAATTGCATTTCTTCTAGGGCATATGGATCTCCTGTCAATGCAAATGACAAGAAAGCAAATGATCCTTCATGCGAATCATCTAATGTTATTGGACTGGTCGGATTTTTAATCAACGGATCGCCAGTAGAACCATACATAGTTGCTTGCGGATATTCGTTGACATCTAATGGTGCGTTAGTTTTCTCATCGCGAAAATGCCAAGGTATAGTGCCGGATGCCTCTAGTTGTGCCTGAACTGATGCCCATGCGGTTTGAGTTCTTTGACAGAGATATTCGGCTTGTGCTTCAGTAAACAAGCCAATTTCATCACGCTCGCCAGTGCTGGGTATGTATGGTGTAATGCCAGCTAGGTCCATTGGCTTAGTATAAGTTCGTGGCACCGACAAAGGTATCTTATCACCAAATAATTCTTCACTATAGCAAGGCAATATATCACCCATCAAATCATCCACTGAATAGATAATGGGACGTGGCGCGGATTGCCAACGCCATCTTGCATTCCAATAATGACAGGGCGCAGCAATATTAGCAACCTCCTGGCCGCCTCTTTTGATCTTGACTGTATAATCTAGCATATTAAATGGCGTAGGGTTGCCAAATACTCCGCCTAATTCAAATACTACTTCTTCACGGTGACCATTAGCATCGGGACGGAACATCACTCTAAATCCTGGCAATTCAGGATGTATGGTTAGCATACACATCTGAACGAAATGACCACCAGGTTCTACATAATCACCTAAATCAATGCCAATACTTTCATCGAACAAATAAACTTTGCCTTGATAAGTTAATTCAACAGTCAAAGTTTCCGCTGCTGGTATTGGCGGTGGTGTGGGTTCTGGTGGTATTGGTATAGTATCAACTACAACTAATCCTGATGTATCTAGCGAAATCACCATAGATGAATCTATGGTTCCAGTAACCGAAATAGTGATGTTGTTGATGATAGGATCGCTCATGCTAACTCCTGGCCAGGAGGAATAATTTCACCATTGGTTCGATGGCGAATACTATCAGTGTCATAACGTTGACATTGTTGCTGTATATCATTCACCAATGGAGCAACTAACTTATATGGACCCTCTGCCAAATAGGTCAATACTGCATTCCATTGTTGGGCAGTCATTACCACTTCAATC